GGCCGGTGGCTCGGCTCCGCGACGCCCGACAGGAGGTAGCGGATGCCGAAGTATGTAGTCACCGGAGGCGAGGACGGACAGTCCGGTATCGAGGTCGACGGCAAGCGGTACGAGCCGGGGCAGACCGTCGAGATCGCAGCCGGGAAGAAGGACTGGCGCATCGACGCCGGGTATCTCGAACTGGCCTCCAAATCGAAGCGTGCCCGAGACGACAACGGCCACTTCGTTCCCGACGACCCGTCCACCCCGGATGTCGATGAGGCATACGAGGCCGCACCATCAGCCAAGAAATCAGGGGGTAAGTAAATGCCCACGTTCGTTCACGGAAAAGGAACCAAGATCTACCTCGATGAGTTCGACATGACGCCGTACTTCAACAGCGCCGACGTCGCGATCACGAATGAGACAGCGGAGGTGACTTCATTCGCAGATTCGTCAAAGGCTTACATCCTCGGATTGGCTGACGGCACGTTGTCATGCAGCGGCATGTGGACCGGGGACACGGACGGCTCTGACGAAGAACTCAACGCGATCCTCGGGTCGACCTCGGCGGCGAACATCACGGTTGCTGAGGCTGCCGGGACGATCGGCAACCGGGCGACGATCGCCCGCTGCGACGAAACGAACTACTCGATCTCTAACCCGGTCGGCGACGTATCGACAGTGACCGCCGACTTCCAAGGCACTAGCAAGAGCGGCACGCTCGGAACGATGACCTACGGGATCACCTCGGGCTTTCAGTTGTCCGCAGGGTCGAGCATCGACTACAACGCTCTTGGCAACCTGACCGGAGTTGACGGTGGCGCAGCATCTACGGCAGGCGGGGCCGCGCTGCTGCACGTTCCGACGAACAGCATCGGCGGGGGAACTACGACAATCAAGATTCAGCACGACAGTTCGTCAGGGTTCGGCTCGGCTGCCGACCTGATTTCATTCACCGCCGTCGGGGCTGGAGCCAAGACGTCGGAGATGGTGGTGTGCTCAGGCACCGTGAATCGGTACGTCCGGGCTACCGCTACCAGCGCCGGGTCATCCGGCTCGATCACCTTCATGGTGACATTCGCAAGGTTCTAGGAGGACCACACAATGCCCACCTTCCATCACGGCAAAGCAACCAACTTTTCGCTTGACGACACAGGCGGCACGAGCCGAGACATCTCCGATGTTCTCGTTTCGGTCGACTTCCCTGAGATTGTTGAGACGGCTGAGACGACTGCTTTCGGATCGACCTCAAAGTCCTACATCGTGGGTCTGCGAGATGCCACGATCAGCGTTTCAGGCATCTGGGACTCGACAGTCGACGGGTACATCATCGGCACGGAGCCTGCGACCCGGACGTTCATCTTCGGCCCGGCGGGCAGCACCTCCGGCTATGTCAAGTATACGGGGGAGTGCATCCTGACTAACTACTCGGTCAGCAGCCCTGTCGGTGACGTAGTGACGTTCTCACTGGATCTTCAGTGCACCGGGGGAGTCACCCGCACCACGTTCTGATCCCAACAACTAAGGAGTGACCACAGTGTCCAGTATCAGAGAAGCAATACAGGCAGCCGACGACGGCACCGCCGACCTTCACGAGATCCCCGAGTGGGATGTCGTCGTGGAGATCCGATCTATGACTGCGCGTTCGCGTGCCCAGTTTGTCGCCGAGATGGCGTCAGAGGACGGCACCATCGCGGGTGTCAACGACCCTGATCGGATCATCGGCATGTGGTGGCACGTTATTTCGCAGACCTGCTACGACCCGGATTCGGGTGAGCGGGCGTTCGAGGACGACGATCAGCAGTGGTTGTTCGACAAGAACGCACGGGTCGTCAACGACCTTGCGAACGCTTGCATGGCCGCATCAGGTTTGACGGAGGAGGCGGCGGGTGAGGCGGGAAAAGACTTCTCGGGTTCGCTGACAAGCGTGGACGACGAAACCCTGAGCGACGATTCTACTTCCGACTAGCCCGTGAACTCTCGATGACGGTATCTGAACTCCTAGATCGGATGTCGTCGGCTGAGATGACGGAGTGGGTTGCCCTGTTCCGGTTGGAGAATGAGGAGGCAGCGCACCAGAGCAAGGTCGCTTCGTCGCGGTCGAGGGTTAGGCGGTAGGTCGTGGCAACCGTAGGCGTCGTCAAGGCGATTATTACTGCTGACACGACGCAGTTTAAGAAGGGCATGACTGACGCGAGCAACTCGCTTGCGGCGACGGGTCAGCGGATGTCCAAGGCTGGCAAGGCAATGACCATGAAGGTCACGATGCCGCTGGTTGGCCTCGGGGTTGCCGCCGGGAAGATGGCCTCCGATTTCGAGTTCTCGATGACTCAGATCGAGACGTTGGTGGGGCGGTCGGCTTCCGAGGTTGAGACGTTGAAGGGTGCGGTGCTGGGCCTGTCCGGGGAGACAGGCCGGGCACCGAAGGAACTCGCCGACGCGATGTTCTTCATCACCTCCGCTGGATTGGACGCGGCTTCGGCTACGGCGGCGTTGGAGATGTCAGCGAAGGCGGCTGCGGTCGGCCTCGGTGACACCTCGGTTGTCGCCGACGCGGTGACGAACGCGATGAACGGTTACGGGATGGCAGCGGACGGGGCGGCGTTCGCCACGGACGTTCTCGCTAAGACGGTTGAGCAGGGCAAGGCGTCCGCTGCGGACCTCGCTCCGCAGTTCGGTCGCCTGATCCCGATGGCTGCCGAGTTGGGCATTTCGTTCGATCAGGTCGGTGGCGGGTTGGCGTTCCTGACCCGATCCTCAGGCGACGCGTCGTTGTCGGCTACCCAGTTGGGTGGCGTGATGAAGTCGATTCTGAAACCGTCACAGCAGGCGCTCAAGACGTTCAACGAAATAGGTGTCGATCTTGGCAGCCTGCGGGCAGCCGCGTCGGAGGATCTACTCGGCGCACTCCAAGGGTTGCGGGCGTCGCTGGAAGCCAACGGCAAGGAAATGGGCGACGTATTTGAGGACATCCGTGGCCTGAACGGTGCGCTGATGTTGACGGGTGAAGCAAGTGCTCAGGCCCGTGATGTGTTCGACGAACTCGCCAACTCGTCCGGCAAGTTGGACGAAGCGTTCCAAGGCGTTCAGAAAACGGCGCAGTTCAAGTTGTCGCAGGCGATGGCCGGGATGAAGTCGTCGTTGATTACTTTGGGGGCGGCGATCCTCCCGGTGGTCGTTCCGATGATCCAGCAACTAGCAGCGGTGATCAGCAAGATCGCTGAGGCGTTCGGGGCTTTGCCCGGTCCGGTTCAGAAGATCATCGTGGTGCTCGGCATCTTGCTGGCGCTGGCCGGGCCGCTGCTGTGGATGATGGGGTCTTTGACAGCAGCGATGGGCACGATGGGGATTACCGCTGCAATGCTTCAAGCGGCGCTGGCGGCGGTCATCCTTCCGTTGCTAGCGATCGTCGCTGCCGCAGCGATCCTCATCGCCATCTGGAAGCACTTTTCCGACCAGTCCAAAGAGGCGCAGGAACGCACCGACACTCTCCGGGCTTCGTTTGTGAACGCCGAGAACGACGCGGGGGCGTTCAAGGGCGAGATCGAGGGGCTGAGAGCAGAACTCGATGCCTTGAATGCCGCCTCTGATGCGGCAGCGGAGGGGGCTGACGCGCTGGCTAACGGGTTCGGTGAACTCGACTCGGCTGGGTTGCTCCTCGCCGAAGTGATCAAGGGTGGTGTCCGCACAGAGTTCAATAAGTGGATCACCGACATGGAGCATCACAACGCCATGATGAGTGACCCCTCGATCAACGATGGCTACGAGGATCTCGCCGACAGTCTGAGCATCTGGACCGGGCAGACAGATGCCAACATCCGCAGACTGGAAGCACACCGGGATGTTCTCGGCGAGGACGCCGATGCGATTATCGAAGCGGTCGATGCGGGCAAACTTGAGATCTCCACCCTGAAGAACATGCTGTATGCGTTGGACGAGACAGCCGACGCCCACGACGACCTCGCCAAAGAGAACGACAAGTTGGCGAAGAAGTGGTTGGAGAACACCGACAACGTGGTCGCCTACGTCCAAGCCCTTGACGAAGAAACGATCGCTCAGATCGAGGCGAAAGAGGCTGCCGGGGATTACGTCGGAGCGGCGACGATCGCGATCGACGCGACAAAGCACGCCACCGAGGTGGCGGCTAACGCGAGGGCAGAAGCCGAGAAGCAGGCAGGGGCACAGGCGGGGGTCGTTGCGATGCTTGTCGACACATCGGCTGCTTTGAGGACCGTCAAGACCGACACCAAGCATTACACCACGGAGTTGGCCTACGGCAAGACGGCTTCGAGCATGTTTGAGGAGTCGTCGGCTGATCTTCACGACCGGTTCACCGATTTGGCTCGCATCACACCTGAGGCGCGTGAGGGGATCGCCCAGATGAACGCCAACATTGAAGCGGGTATCGACCCGCTTGGTCGGTACGGCGAGGAGTTGCGGGACATCGCTACCGAGGCGGCGTCAGCGGATCGGGCGTTGATGCAGATGGCGTCGGGTGGGCAGGCGGTGACCGATGCGTTGGAGTTCGACGCGACGCCGATTAGGACGACGTACCCGATTTACGAGCAGATGGTCAAAGACCACGCTGAGATCGCTGGCCTTGCTGCCGACATCTCCGGCGAGTACGCCGATCAGGCGGCGGCTCTATCCGAACAGGTTGCGGCCGGGGACATCACTGTCGCTCAGGGCCGCGCCGGGCTGGCCGGTCTCGCCCAACAGGTCGCCTTAGATGAGGCGATCGCTGCTGAGATCAAACGGCAAGAGGTCGCCCTCCAAGCCAAGAAGGATGCCCTTCAAGACAACATCGACGCTCAGGAGGCTTCGCTCGCCTTAGCCGAGGCGCACTTGGCCGAGTTGGAGGCGCAGGCTGATGCGGCACGCGCACCGGTCGAGGCGTTGAAGGAACAGGCCGCAGCACAGCGGGAGGGGTTCGACGCCCTGCGTGGTATGCGCGACGCGCAGAACGATCTCGCTGATGCCACCCAGACCGTCGCTGACATCGAAGCCGAACTCGTGGAGGTTCGGGCCGGGGGCGGCGAGGCGATCAAAGAAGCCGAACTGGCGTGGGCGGCACAGGTCAGGGTCGGTGTCGGGCATCTGCGCGACAAAGAGGACGCACTCGCACGCGCTTTGGATCTGACTGGTCAGATCGCCGACCTAGAAGAAGAAAAACTCTTTATCGAGCAGCAGGGCGGCGACTTCCAACGTGAGTTGCTTCGCAACCTGAATCAGCAACTACTCGCCTACCACGACATCACCGCTTCGGTCGAGCAGTTGGAAGGACGGCAGGAGGAACTCAGCGCCGGGGCGATTCAGTCTCAGCGCGGTCTGGTCGCTTCGCTCCGAGCCGAGCAAGCAGCGATCACGGAGGTGGAGCAGGCGCTCATCGACTTGGAGATCGTGTCGGCTGCCGACGCGGCGCAGGCTGCCATCAGCGCCAAGCAGGCGAAGAACCTGATCAAACTCCGCGACGAGTTGACCGATGTAGAAACACAGGTCGAGGCTGGCGAAGCCACCCTGCTCGATCTGATCGAGGCGCAGGACGATTACAACAAAGCGGTCACGGATGCGCGTCGTCCGATCGACAAGTTGGAGCGGGCCACCGAGGATCTGGCCCGGATGGAGGAGGACGCCGAGCGGATCGGTCTCCAGTTGGCGGTTGCCCGTGACAAGCAGACCGTGGCGCAGGAAGCGTTGACCGCTGCACAGGAGACTGGGGCGCGCACCGCTGAGGCCGTCGCTGAGGTTGATAGAGAACTCATCAAGTTGAAGGAAGCCGAGACTCAGGCCACCATCGAAGCGGGCGACGCGCACGATGCTTGGACCGACGCGATGTTGGATGCCGAGAAGATCAGGGACACTTCGGCGGTCCAGTTGGCTGAAGAAGAACGCCTCATCAAAGAACTAGAGGACGCCCAGTGGGATCTGGTCGCCTCCCAGTACGGGGTTCGTGATGCGGAGATCGCGCTGGCCGAAGCGGGCGACAAGGTGAACGACGCCATCGCCCGGATGCGCCCACTGTCCGAAGAACTCGCTGACGAAATGGAGGTGCTGTCGGACGTTGCCCGGCTCACCTACCCAGAGTTCGACACGATGCGGGCCACGCTGCTGGAACTAGAACCGCAGATCGCTTCAGCCAAGGGCGAAGTCGACCGGTTGAAGGATGCTATCGCTGCGCTGGTTGCCCAGATGGAGTTGCTGAACCGCACCAAGGTCACAGTAGATGTCAGCGGTGGCGGCGGCGGCGGCGGCGGTGGCGGCGGCGGCGGTGGCGGTGGCGGTGGTGGCGGTGGTACTGCTTTGACGGCAGCGGCCCTCGTTGAAAATGTGCTGAGTGAAACTGCAAGGCAGATCGCAGCGGGCGAGCAGGCGGCGGTGCTGCCGAGCGGAGTCGCCACCGCTGTAGCGCGGGAAGAAGCGATCAACCGGGCGCTGGAAGGCACAGGCGAGTTCACTAAGGCGTACACGCCTCAGGAGATTTCCGATTTCCTCGCTACGTTGGCTCCGTCGGCGGCAACAGGCGGGTTCGTCAAGAGCGGCGGTCTCGTCAACGTCCATGCCGGAGAAACGATCTCACCGCGTGGCGGCGGGACGTACATCACTGTCAACGTGGAAGGGTCGGTATCGTCGGAGCGTGAACTGGTCGAGTCGATCCGTAAGGGGCTGCTCAGGTCGCAGCAGTCCGGCAAGAAGGTTGTTCTCAACTAATGGCCGCAGCCGCGACGATCAAGGCAACAATCCGGTTCCAGACTTCACCGTCGTTCGGGCCGAACCTGATCCTCGACGACGCCGGGTCACCGCTCGGCACGGGCGTCTTGTCGGATGCGGCGTCGACTCCGGTGGATGTGACGAGCCTCCTGAACACGGTGAACATCTCCAGAGGCCGGGACAGGATATTGGACCGGCACGACGCCGGATCAGCGACCATTGTGCTCACTGATACGGCAGGAACCTTCGACCCGGACAATGGGACGTATGCCGACGAGATCCTCCCGATGCGCCAGTTGCAGATCACAGCCGAATACTCGTCGACGGTCTACACGCTGTTCTCCGGGTTTATTGAGGAGTGGAACTACACCTATGCGGTCGGGGAGACAGCAGCGTTCATTACGGTCACGGCGCTCGATGCGTTCCGACTTCTGAACCTGTCAAACATCAGCACCGTCTCGGGAGCGAGCACCGGCGACCTGACCGGCACCCGTATCGGCGAGATACTGGACGAGATCAGTTGGCCGACTACGAGCCGTGACTTTTCTGCTGGGCAGACGACTTGTCAGGCCGATACCGGGGCGACACGCGATGTGCTGACTGCGTGTCAGACGGTGACCGACACAGAGTTCGGGGCGTTCTTCGTGAAGGCGAACGGGGTGCTCAAGTTCATGGACCGGGATGCGGTCATTGCAGCCCACGCCCAGACGCCTGACGCATACGTCGATTCGGGGTCTGGCATCAACTACGAGTCGGTCGACTTCGACGTAGACGATGTGGTGCTCGCCAACGATGTCACGGTTCAGCGCACCGGGGGTACCGCGCAGAACGTGACGGACTCGACTTCGATCGCTTCGTTCTTCCAACGCAACGTCTCCCGTACCGGGTTGATCATGCAAACAGACGCTGAGGCGTTGAACCAAGCCAAGACGATCCTCGCCGCGAGGAAAGATCCGAGCCTCAGAATCGGGGGCATCACGATTGACGCCTATGACGATGTGTCTGCTCGGGTGACGGCAGCGTTGACGACCGAAATGTTCGATCCGATCAAGGTTACGCGGACGCAGCCGGGTGGTGGCACGGTGACCCGCACGCTGTCGGTTCAGGGCATCGAACATGAGATTA